CATCTAGAGGCTCTCCAGACTATCGTGACGCGCCGCACGTGGGACGCTGCCATGTGTTGTCCCAAGGCGCACGTCTATCTCAACGGTGAGCGCCTCTCGGTCGATTCGGTCGAGTCGTATGCCAAGATGCACACACAGGGTCCGCTCGTCGCTCTCGGAAAGGATATCGTCGTGGCGCACACCGATACGGGAAAGTTTGAACAGGTTTCGTACGTCAATGGCATTGCGACGACGCAAGGCGGTACGCACGTCGAACGGTTCGTCACGCAACTGGTTGCGTCGCTCAGTCTCAAGGATATTCGACCGGCTCAAGTTCGTGCGTCCCTCTGGGTGTTTATGCGGGCGACGCGCGATCGACCCACATTTTCTTCCCAAACTAAAACTGAATGCACATCAAAAGATACGACCGATTATGTATTTCGTCCCGCCTCCGTCAAAGCCATCCTCGCGTGTGGTCTTGCTGATGATATCGCTGCACTTACTCTTGCAAAGACGGAGAAGGAACTGAAAAAAACGGACGGCACGAAAAAGTCGCGCGTCAACGTGGCCAAGCTTGACGATGCAAACTGGGCCGGAACGGCGCGGTCACACGAGTGCACCCTCATCGTGACCGAGGGAGACTCGGCCAAGACGCTCGCGGTGGCGGGCCTCTCGGTCGTCGGTCGAAACTCGTTCGGCGTCTTTCCTTTGCGCGGTAAGCCTCGAAACGTTCGAGACGCCTCGGTCAAGCAACTCACAGACAATCAAGAGTTTTCGGATCTCAAAAAGATTTTGGGGCTTCAGCACGGCAAGACGTACAAGTCGCTCCGCGAACTTCGGTACGGCCGTCTCATGATTATGACTGACGCGGATCTGGATGGGAGTCACATCAAGGGACTGGTGCTGAACATGATTCATCACTTTTGGCCCGAACTGATCAGACTCGGGTTTGTCGTCGCCATGGTGACGCCTGTGATCAAGGCCGGTTCGACTTGGTTTTTCACCGAGTCGGCGTTTCGCGAGGCGGCACCGCGCGGCACGGTCAAGTACTACAAGGGTCTCGGCACATCGACGAGCGCCGAGGCCAAGGAGTACTTTCGGCAGATTGAACGTCTGACGGTTCGGTTTGACGCCGACCCAGAGACGGACACGTCGATGACGCTCGCGTTTGCCAAGTCGATGGCCGACTCTCGCAAAGAGTGGCTCGTCCGACATATGGATACCAAGCCGGCGTGCATTCCGTACGGTCACGTCGAGCGTCTCTCTGTGACTGACTTTGTCCATCGCGACCTGGCCAATTTTTCGGCCGAGGATATTCACCGGAGCATTCCACACGTTGCAGATGGTCTCAAGCCCAGTCAGCGCAAGGTGCTCTACGCATGTCTGAAGCGCAACCTGACGAGCGACATGAAGGTGGCCCAACTGGCTGGTTACGTCGCCGAGCACACTGCGTACCACCACGGCGAAGCGAGCCTCCAAGGGACCATCATTGGTCTGGCCCAAAACTTTGTCGGGTCGAACAACGTTGCGTTTCTCGTGCCGAGCGGTCAGTTTGGGACGCGTCTCATGGGTGGAAAGGATGCAGCCAGCCCTCGTTACATTTTCACGCGTCTGGCACCTTGTACGCGCAAGGTGTTTGACCAGTCGGACGACCCGGTGCTCAAGTACACCAAGGAGGATGGCCAGACGGTTGAGCCGGAGTGGTACGCACCGATTGTGCCGACCGTGTTGGTCAATGGCGCCGAAGGCATCGGTACTGGGTTTTCGTGTTTTGTTCCGCCGTACAAGCTCGTGGATATCCTGACGAACATTCGGAACGCGCTCGACGGACGCGCGATGGTTCCCATGGTTCCATACTATGAAGGGTTTCGCGGAACCGTGACGCGCAAGGGTGACCATTCGTGGCTCCTGACGGGCACGGCCGAGGCGTCCGGCGGTTTTGTGCACGTGACCGAGCTGCCTCCCGGCCGGTGGATTCAGGATTTCAAAGAGACGCTCGACGAACTTGTCGAGAAGGGCACAGTGTCCAAATACGAGAACCATTCGACCGAAACCAAGCCCGACTTTCGAGTGTGGGGCCCGATCGAGGCCCTCAACCTTTCTCGGCCGATTCACACGTCGAACATGTACCTCGTCGGCCCGACCGGGGCGATCAAAAAGTACAACAGCCCAGAGGAGATCCTGGTGGACTATCTCGAGATGCGCGTACGGATTTACGCAAAACGCAAGGCGTACATGCTGAAACAGATTGAGGCCGAGGTTGCATGGCTGTCCGAAAAGGCGCGATTCATTCGTGACGTGGCAATTGTCAAAAAGGTGAACGTCTTCAACGAGACGATCGAGCGGATTCACGACCAGCTTCGGCGTGAAAAGTACGCCGAAGAGATTTGGCCAAAGTTGCTCGACATCAAGACGTACCAGTACACAAAGGAAGAGGTGACAAAGCTCGACACGCTCTGTCAACAGAAGACGGCCGAGCATAACGCCCTGGTGGGTATGAGTGTGTCGGACCTATGGAAACAAAATCTGAACGCATTGTAGATGTCACTTTCGCTTTTACAGGTTCGAAATTTGGCCCAAAATACAATATTGAGACCAGTGCCTAGCAGTGAAATGTCACCCGAACAAATTTTTTTGTACCATAAAAGGTCGTTCCAAGTGACTGTACCAAACTCGACGATCCAGACACTGCTTGTCGGTTTACAGGCGGCCGAAACAGATGCAGCCCTGCTCGCCTTGCTTCCGGGTCTCGTCGAAGCTATCCATGCCATCATTCCACCTGTTCACGCTCCGACGTCCCTGAATGACATTCTTTCTGAGCTTCGTCGGTTTCAAGCGTTGGCTGATCCGATCGACCGACAAATTTTGTTCATCGGCTACTTGCCTATGCTTTCGTATTTTTTGGACGTGAAGCCCCTCCGGGAAGCGCTCGGCACACCTGGTCAATCTACCGCCATAGACGCGTTCGTGACAGACTTTGCGAACCGTCTCACGACACTTAAAAATCAAGTGACGCAAGACACACCACCTGCGCCTCCTTTCGGCCGGACTGGTCTTGCACCGGCATATGTTCAATATCGCAAAAGTTATCAGATTGCCCGAAATGATGTGGATCGTCTCCGGTCACTGACCGCCTACCGCAACTTTATGAACAATATCATTGACGGTGGAGTCCGGGTGGTCGAACAACTTCCGACGACCGCTTCGCTTCAAGGATTTTATACACCGTCGTTCGACCCGACCGCCGGGAACTTTATGTTGTACATTACGGAAGCGACACCCGGCCTCGACATTAAACCCGGTTGGTCCGTCCTTGGCCTTTCCGGAATTTACGGAAACGTCACGGTTCAATCGTACACTGCAAACGTGTATTCGGACGCGCTCATCAACCCGGGACCACCGGCAGTGTCGTTCCCGTACGTCTCAAATGCTGTCGTCGTTTCGGACATGCCCAATCTGGACATTCGACCGAGCTCGATGATGCGTTTTACGATTTCGCCACCTGTAACTGCCGTCGGAGCCGTGACTGGAAATGTCACGGCCGCACCGAGTTTTGGTCTTTATGACGCCCGGGTATACGATGACACAAACATTGTCGGTGATGCCGACATTGTGCGCGACCTCAATTCGAACGTCTTGACGAGCGAGGGCCGCGAGGTGTATCACACGGTGGTCGACCGCGGTTCGGGAACCGGTGCGCTCATTTCCATGGCGGCTATCGGCGCCCAAGAACCTTACATGTTCGGTGGACAATCAAATTGGATCCCGGATGTGAAGCAGCACACGGCATTTTCGCTCACGCACCGTGTTTCGTTGCCATTGGCGAACGTCGGAGGATATCTCGGAAAAACTGTCCAGGTTGATCTCTTCCCGAGAGAGTGCGGCGACCTCTTGTCGAACATGTATCTCCAATGTTCTTTGCCCGCGTTGCCTTCCGGAAACACCTATACGGAACTCATCGGTCGGGCGATCATCGACAAGGTGGAGTTTTTGGTCGACGGCATCGTCTACGAAAGTATCACTGACGATTGGTATGTGATTCACGACCAACTCTTCCTCGACGCGGACGAGAAGCTTGGTATGTACCAGGCGGTCAGCAACGGCACACCCGAGGGCACGAACGTCGATGCAACATCGGCCATCAATCTCATCGTACCGCTCGACTTTTTCTTTTGTCACCGTTTTACACACGGCCGAAAACGCGACAAGCCATACTTTCCACTGTGCGCCGTCACACTGTCAACCGTGTCCGTCCGGTTCACATTCAACAAACAGTCGTGGATCACCGCATCGACCAATCCGATCGACTTGATTAATCCACGGTTGCTCATCGAGGAGGTGCACCTGACACCCGAAGAACGCATGTACTACCGGTCGCGCCCTTTGACGTTCAAGGTTCCGCGCGTCTGGAAGGAGGCCCGGCAGACGTACACGAACGGTCTCGCCCGCCTCAACTTTACGGCCAATTTTCCCGTGACAATGATGGTCTGGTTCGTCAGAAACAAAGCGTACGAAGCGGACGATCGAAACTTTTTCGAGTCGCGGTACGCGTACG